TTTTTGCCCGCTCGTATATCCGGCGGTTCCGGGATTTCAACAGCACAGAAATCGTCCTCGGGTGGCGGACCGTCGATCGACCTCGACAAGATCCGGCCCGGGATGAGTTCTGAAGACATGGAAGCTGCGCGCCAGGAGATCGCACGAGTCGCCGCGCAAGCCCTACGCGGCTCATAACCGGATAAATCAGGTAAACACTTAGACAGATACAGGAGATACGAATGCCAGCAATTACCTCGACCAACGTGGCCACCGCAATCGTGAAACTTGTGGCGGCCGACGCATTGCCTGCGCTTGTAAGCAACCTCATCATGGGTAATCTTGTAAACCGTGACTATGAACCGACGCTCGCCCAGGCGGGCGACACCGTCAACGTGCCAATTCCACCCGCACTGGTCGCGAACAACATTGCGGAAGGCGGAACGGTGACAACGCAGAACCCTAACCTGGGAAACGCTCAAATTGTTCTCAACACACACGTTGAAGCAACCTTTCAGATTCCGGACGTAACCAAGGTTTTAGCTGTTCCCGACCTCTTGAGAGTTTACATGCAACCCGCGGTCATCGCAATCGCCGAGAGAATTGAGTCTGACCTCCTTGGACTGTACGCTAGCTTCACGGCGAATACTCCAGTTGGTATCGCCGGGACGCCAATTACGGAGGCGGTGATTGACGCTGCTGAGACTGCACTCTTTGACGCTAAAGTGCCTTCGAGCCACGCAAAGCACTTGATTGTCGATTCGAGCACATACTCCCAGATGAGGCAGATTTCGCGCTTCAGCGAATTTCAGACGGCCGGCGAGGCGGGCCTGAGGGCTCTCATAGAAGGCACTGTCGGCAAGATCAAGGATTTCTTCGTCTTTAGATCACAGTTGGTCGCCAAAACTGGCAGTTCTCCGGTAACAACACACAACCTGGCCTTTGTGCGCGATGCGATCGGGATTGTTATCCGCCGTCTTCCGCAGCCTCTTCCAGGCACCGGAGCGATCGCCGAGTATGCAGAGTTGGGAAACTTCGGCATGCGAGTAATCATGAGTTATCAGCCGGACACGCTGTCGCAACAATTTACGGTGGATGTTCTATATGGAGCGGCAGCTCTCAGGAACAATTTCGCCGTGCAGGTAAACTCCTAACTCTCGAGCGGACCACCAAAAGCTATGAACTTGAAATCCTATTATCAAGCACTTCGCGAGCTCGAGCAAAGCCTAACTGAGCCCTTCGCAGTCCTAGCGAGTCAAACCACTCCGGACGGCGGCAAAGAGGGTCTCTTGACTGAGGTACCCAAGGAACTTGCGGCCAAGATGATCGTCGATGGTCGTGCGCGACTGGCAAGTGCGGACGCCGTAAGGGAGTTTCAAGAAAAGAAAGCGGAAGCCAAAAAGACGGCCGACACAGAGGCTGCAGCCAATCGGATGCAGATGACCCTCGTGCCAACAGTCGATCTGCTGAAGGCCAGGCGTCCTGCGAAAGAGTAATCCAGCGCGGAAGAAGCGAAGATGGCTTTATTTACGGATGCTCCGATTTCGACGTTGGACCAGATCGCAGCGCAAGACACTGGCGTCCTCGATGTGGCCAGCACTGAGGAAATCGATGCGTCCGTCAAGATCACACTTGCGCAAGAGGAGTTGGGTGTGGAACTGTTATCGGCTATTTCCCGATCTGCATTTTCCCGCACAGCTCCTTCCATGTGGTGGCCTGGAAGCCTGGCAACTTCGATAACGTCGTTGAAGCTTGCAAATATAGTAGTAACACCGCCCCTTCGGCTTTGGCACACTTTTCACACATTGGAATTGGTTTATCGAGACGCCTACGGCAACCAACTGAATGATCGTTATCTCGGCAAATGGAAGGAGTACCAGGATCTTTCCAAGTGGGCGTCGACGACGCTCTTTCAGAGCGGCATAGGCGTCGTCTCGAATCCCATTTTGATCGCTGCCAGGCCGGTTGTCGCTCTGTTGAGCGGATCACTGCCAGCGGCGACGTATTATGTCCAGGTGGCTTGGCTGAATTCTTCCCGCGAAGAAGGAATGGCCAGTCCTATTGCCTCGATAAACGTACCAGACCAAAATACAATCCAGGTTACCCCGACGAGTGCTCCCACCAATGCGGTTTCGTGGAACATATATGCCGGCACGGACGTAGACTCGATCATGTTGCAAAGCCTGACTCCGATTGCCGTGGATCAAATCTGGACCATGCCCTCCTCTGGACTGGCGCAAGGACGGAGCCCTGGGCGGGGGCAAGAACCGAACTACTTCTCTCAGTTACCGCGCTTTCTGCAGCGAGGCTAGTCGGCATGCTCAGCTTAGCGGGCACAGCGACATCCAAGCTTCAAGAATTGATAACGGCACCAAGCGGTGTCAACGCGAATCTAGCTATCTTAGCCCAGGTCGAGAGCTTGCCTCTTTCGCCCGTTTTGGCGAAACAACTCTTCACCGAGAATGTGTCCAGCGATATTGCTGAGAAAAGCGTTGAGCCTCAGTATACGGCGGTTTACATCTATTGCGACAAAATTGCTAACGCACTAACGGAGAAGTTTCGGAGCTTTTCGGGAACCATTGAGATGACGATCGATGTGCGAGTATCGCAGGACCGCCTGGAAGGCATTGACCAGGCATCTCAACTGTATGCCACCGCTATTACGCAGACACTCGACCAGAACCGAGGGGACTGGGGCGAGGGCCTTTTTTTCGCAGGCCGGTATGTGGTGTCGTTCGGGCCGGTAAAGCATGGCGGGCGCAATTTCATAAAATCCGCCAAGATCTCCATCCAGTTGGATGCGAGTATTGACTGAAGCACGGGAACGACTACAGTGTACATTTCATCCAACGCAAACCGATTCTACTGCGGCACAGAAGCCGCCTACGGCCAAGTGCCGGCGATTACCGCGGACAACCGGATTCCTGCTGGGAAGCTGACGGCCAAGCAGCAACTTGAAGTCACTAATCGCAAGGACAAGACGGGCAGCAGGACCTTCGCAGGATTGCCGCCAGGCGGGCGGCGCCGAACCACTTACCAGCTCAACACGCTGCTGACCACTTGGGCCGGAGGACCAAGTTCCCCCAGCTATGGGCCGCTATTTCAGGCGGCGCTCGGCAACGCCGCGGCAATGTGCCAAGGGGGCACGGTGGCTGCTGGTTCGACGAGCACGACTTTGGCTTTTGCTGCTCCACACGGCCTCACTGCGGGACAAGCTATTAGTTACCTAGGTGAAATCCGGTTCGTGACCACGGTTCCGGACAATCTCACCGTCCAACTTAATGCACCACTTTCGACATTGCCTGTACCTGGTTCGACTCTAGGTTCCAGTGCAACATACTCTCTCAGCACAGAGCTTCCCTCTGCGAGCATATTCGACTACTGGGCCCCAAGCTCGGCAGTCCATCGCATTTTGTGCGGCGCCGCTGTAGATCAAATGACCATCAAGGTGAACGGAGATTTTCACGAGTTTGCCTTTAGCGGTGTGGCACAGGATCTTGCAGACACCTCGAGTTTTGCAAGTGGAATCGGGGAGCTGAGTGCTTTCCCTGCGGAGCCGGCACTCGGAGCATTCGACTATACGATTGTTCCCGGGCATCTGGGTCAGGTGTGGCTGGGAAACGATCCGGATCGTTTTTTCACACTAACGAGCGCGCAACTCGAACTGAGCAACAACTTAGACATGCGCGCCAAGGAGTTCGGATCGAGCTTACCGAGAGCGATCTCGCCTGGAACACGCGCTGTAACCCTCGACTTCGAGCTGTATGAGCAGGACGACTCTATAACTCAATCTTTGTACCAGGCTGCCAGACAACAGTCGCCAATCAGTGTGATGATTCAGCTAGGGCAGCAGCCGAATCAGTTGTTCGGCGGGTACTTAAAGAGCCTGATTCCCCAAGTGCCAGAGTATGATGACAGTGAAACCCGTTTGAAATGGCACTTTCGCAGTTCACGGGCGCAGGGTACCGTTGACGACGAGATCGTAGTTGCCTTTGGGTAGAGCATGAAGCATGAAAGTTATGCGCGAATCGAATCCAAAATCGCGCCGGGAGTTGTTTTCGTGGTCGCGAGAATGTCATTTGCGCGACGCATGGATTTGATTCGCCGCATTCGAGAGCTATCGCTCAAATTCGACTTTTTAAAGGCGGGAGAATCAGGCGAAGATAAGCTCGAAGCGGCGCTGATCTCGGCCGAGATTGATCGTCTTTACGTATACTGGGGCCTGCAGGAACTGAGCGGGCTGGAAGTTGACGGCGTGCCAGCTACACCAGACCTGCTAGCGACCGCCGGACCGGAGGAATTATTCCGCGAGGCAGTCAGTGCCGTAAAAGCTGAGTGCGGGCTCTCCGGGGCCGAACGAAAAAACTAATCGTCGCCTTCCATTTCCTTCGGTCCAACCCAGCCGGCTGGAAGTGCGACACCTGCCGGAAGTCCGGACTG